CCCGGCCCCCCCTCCCCCCCCATACCCCCGACGCGGCACGCGCCCATTTGTCCGCCCCCACGCACTGACTGAGCAGACTTTCGCGACTTCGGGCATCGCAGGGGTAACCGGGAAACTAGCTCGGCCGGCATGGGGGGCGGGGTGGTGACCCGGCTTCACGACATCCGCGAGATCGTGGGGATGCTCGCAGCTCGAGCGCCGGCACTGGCCCAGGAGCTGCTGCCGGGTGGGGTTCGGCGCGGCGGGGAATGGGTCGCGGGTAGCCTGGCCGGAGAGCGTGGGCGCAGCCTAGCTGTTCACCTCCACGGCCAGAAAGCCGGTGTATGGGCCGATTTCGCTTCTGGTCAGCGAGGCGACGCGCTGGACCTGATCGCGCAGGCCCGCTGCGGCGGGGACAAGAGCGACGCCTTGCGGTGGGCGCGCAACTGGCTTGGCCTGGGGGATGGCCGCACCCTGCCCAGCCGCGCGCCCGTCGTCGCCCCAGCTGGCCCCGACAGATCCGCGGAGGACCGGGCCAAGCGGATGCGGGCAGCGAAGGCGATGTGGCTGCAGGCTAGGCCGCTCGAGGACACGCCGGCGGCCTCTTATCTCGCCGGCCGGGGCGTATCGTTGCAGCAGCTCGGCCGCGTGCCTCAGTCGCTGCGGTTTGCCCCGGACGCCTGGTGCGATGAACGGCGCATCAAGGCCCCTGCCCTTGTGGCCGCCGTCACCTGCAACGGCCTGCACGTCGCCACTCACCGCATCTTCATCGCACCGCGCGGTGCCGGTTGGGGGAAGGCGCCCATCCGAGATCCGAAGAAGGCATTCGGCCCGATCAAGGGGGGCTTGATCCCCATCTGGCGCGGAGCCTCTGGCAAGCCGCTGAAGGAGTGCCAGGCAGACGATACCATCGCCATCTGCGAGGGTATCGAGGATGCGCTGACCCTGGCCCTGCACATGCCCGAATGGCGCATCCTGGCCTGTATCAACCTCGGAAACATGGCCGATGTGATCCTGCCCGAGAACGCGGCGGACGTGGTGCTGGTGTTCGACCGTGACGGGGAGAACCCGCGGGCTCGCGATGGGCGGCAGCGTGCGGTCGAGAACCTGCTGTCGCAGGGGCGCAGCGTGCGCGAGATCCGGCCACCCGAGGGGCACAAGGATTTCAACGCCTGGCACATGGCCCAGCTCCGCGAGCACGTGGCATGAGCGCCGAACCCTTCAGCAGCCCGGAAGCCGCCTGGTTCTGGACCATGCAGGCCCTGACCGCCCGGGCCGACGGCGCCGGCCTGCAGTGGTCCAGCGGGATCTGCGAGCCCGACGACGTGGTGAACGCGGTCAACCAGCTCTACGTCACGCGCCGCCTTTCGCTGCAGACCGTCGTCATGTTGCGGAACTATGGCAGCCTGGCTCGGTCGCCTGACCCGCTCCGCAAAGACGAGCGCGCCGACAGCGACACCTGGCGCCGCGCCATGGTCCTCATCGGCGACGCCCTCCGCGAGAAGGGCATCGTCCGCCCTCTCCCGCGCAAACCAAACCACCAACCACGGGCACGGCACCGTAATCGCCGGGGGCGCATGGCATGAGCGAAAATGATGACGGGATGTCCAAAGTCACCCGTATTCGAACCCACCTGGCTGGTGCGAAGAAGGCCGAGAAGCCCTCAAGCGGCATCTTCAGCAGCGACGGGGAAGAACTCGGGGACTGCCCCATTACACCACTGGGGGTGACGCCGCATACTTGCGTCTACCTGAACGGCTTCGGGCATTTTGTCGAGATCGCCAAGAAGTCTCACAACAAGCTGACCTTGCATGGCCTGTTTGCTCCCTACGAGCATTATCCGAACCGGCACTGGCCCAAGGGCAAGGACGATGACACCGGCCGGCCGCGCGATTTCAATCCCGACCGCGCCGCCCGCTCGCTGATTGCGGCGGCGACCCGCGCCGGGAATTGGGATGGAGGCATGGACCGGCTGCGCGGTGTTGGCGCGTGGGCCGGGGAAGACGGCGACCTGGTGCTGCACCTCGGCAACGGCCTGCAGATCGGGTCCACCCGCGAGAAGTGCGGCAGGCTGGGGCGCTGGATCTACCCGATGGGACGCCAGCGCCCTGCCCCGCACCGGGTTTCTCAACCGGCCGACGGCGAAGGGCCTGGCCAGGAGCTGATGAAGCTCCTTACCACCTGGAACTGGCGGGACAGCGAGTTGCATCCGCGCCTGCTGCTGGGGTGGGTCGCGGCCAGCTATCTCTGCGGCGCCCTGCGCTGGCGCCCCGCGCTGTGGCTCGGCGGCCCTCGGGGCACGGGCAAATCCACCCTCATCAACCTGCTGGGGGATGTCCTGGCGCGGGGCAGCGGCTGCATCGTCACCCAGGACGCATCCGCCGCCGGCGTCCGCACCCAGCTCATGTTCGACAGCCTGCCGGTGCTGTTCGACGAGGCCGAGCCATCCGAGGACAACAGCCGGCTGAATGCGCTGATCGAGCTGGCCCGACTTTCCAGCTCCGGCGGCGTGGTGCTGCGCGCGACCCAGGACCATGGCACGGCTGCCTTCACCGTGCGCTTCATCGGCCTGTTTGCCAGCGTCATGCGTCCACCGCTGAAGGCGCAGGACCTGAGCCGCATTGCTTTCGTCGAGCTGACAAAGGGGGGCAGCGGCAAGCCGCCGGAATGGACCCTCGGTGAAGCCGAGGAGCTTGGCCAGCGCCTGTTTCGTCGCATGCTGGACGGCTGGAAGAGATGGCCCGACCTGCTGAACATGTGGCGGGACATCCTGCTGCAGAAGGGCATGGACGGGCGCGGCGCTGACCAGTTCGGCACGCTGCTGGCGGCAGCGGACCTGGCGCTGCACGACTCCATCCCGGATGCGGACAGCCTCGACGAGTGGGCGCATCGCGTCCTCGATGGCACCCAGGCCGACCGTGCCGAGGAAATGCCGGAATGGGCGCGCTGCCTGCAGCACATGCTGACGGGCCTGGCGCCGCAATGGCGATCGGGCGAGCTGCGCACCACGGGCCAGCTCGTTGCGATCGCGGCCGGCCGCAAGGTCATGATGACCGATGAGGGCGAGCCCTGCAGGCCGGTCGCGGCGGATCGCGACGCGGCGCAGAAGGTGCTGGCCACCCTCGGGCTTCGCTTCGTGCCGACCCTCAACGGGAAGAAGCAGCCGATCCCGGCCGACCATCTGGGCAACACTGTCGGGCACCTGGCTGTGGCGAACAGCCACCAGGCGCTGGGGCAGCTCTTCCGGGGCACCCACTGGCAGGCCAGGTCGGGCACCTCGGGCGCCTGGAAGGGCGCGCTCGAGCAAACCCCCGGCGCCTGCACCGGGGGGGTGATGCGCTTCGGCGGCGTCTCGGCCCGCTGCGTCCTGGTGCCGCTGGAATTCGCCCTCGATGACGGCATGGAACACGAGCGCGACTGATGGATCTCGATCAATCCACAGAGGGCAGCGAGAACCCGACCAGCTGGGCACCGCCTGGGCCGGTGAGCCAGGATTTCTTCCTGTGTCGCGACCCCATCTCGATCATGATGGGGCCGGTCGGCAGCGCGAAAAGCACCACGGGCCTGATGAAGGGCGTAGCTGTATCGCAAAACTGGTCGCTGCCAGACGAGAACGGCATCCGGCACGTGCGTGGCGCGGTGATGCGGAAGCTGTATCGCGACCTCGAGCGCACCACCATCGTGACCTGGAACAAGTGGTTCCCCCGCAGCATCGGCAGCTGGACCGGCGGCAAGGGCGATCCGGCGGAACACCGGCTGCTGATAGCGCATCCCACCGACGGCACCCTGACCGACCTGTGGGTTTCGTTCCTCGCCGTCGGTGATCAGCTGCTGGTCGATGCCCTGCGCGGCACCGAGTTCAATTGGGTGTTCGTGGACGAATGCGACGCCATCGACCCGTCGGGCATGAAGGACATCGTGAGCCGCCTCGGGCGCTGGTACAAGGATCTCAACCCCTGGTCAGGTGTTTGGGGCGTCACCAATGCCCCGGAGAGCGACAACTATGTCGTTCGCGACTGCATCGACGCACCCGATGGCACCATCACCTTCTTCCGCCAGCCTGGTGGTCTGAGCCCCAACGCGGAGAACCTGGAGAACCTGCCGGCCGGCTACTACGAGCGCATGGCCAGGCTGCTGCCGAAGCACCAGAAGCGGCGCATGGTGGACAATGTGCCTGGCCTCGCGCGCGATGCCGACGTGGTCTACCCCGAGTTCGACGAAGACCGGCACGTCGCGAAGGCCACCATCCCCGTCATCCCCGGCCGCGAGGTCATCATTGGCCTGGACGCCGGCGGCACCCCCGCCGCCGCGCTGCTGCAGCGCGCGCCCGACGGCCAGATCCGGATGCTCGCCGAGTTGTCCACCCATGAGCACCCGGGCGGCAGCGTGACCGGCCCTACCAGGTTCGGCGAAATGCTCATGCAGTTGCTGACCGAGCGGGTGCCAGCTGGATCGAAATGCCGGTTGCGTGGCGTGGCGGACCCGAGCGCCGCCTATGGCCATGACAAGGCAGCCGGCGAAGCCAGCTGGATCGAAACCGTCGCGAACGTCACGGGCGTGCCCGTCATGCCCGCACCCAGCCAGGCGCCCGCCGTGCGTGAAGAAGCCCTGCGCCGACCGATCCGCGACACGCTCGAGGCCGGCAAGGCCGGTTTCATCCTGGACCCCAGCTGCAGGCTGATGAAGCGGGCTCTCGCCCGTGACTACCGGATACCGCGGATTGGCGGCCCCCACGGGCGCCTGGCCGACAGGCCCGCGAAGAATTGGGCGTCTCACCTGGTCGAGGCAACCCAATACGGCGCCCTGGAAACCGTCGGTGTGGCGGTGGCCATGGCCCGGACGACCCGTGCCAGCAACGACAGTCCGCTGCAGGCAAACACCGACTTCAACCCCTTCCTGTGAGGATGCATTGAGCGACACCACCCCCAAGCCGCCCGAGCCTGCCGCGAAGCAGGAGCCGCGCGCGCCGACCGAGGCTGAGATCGGCCCGGAGAACGATGGCCGCGAGGCTTTCACCATTCGCCTGCAGCCGCGTCATGCCGCCTGGCTGCGCGATCGCGCTGCCCGTCATGGCGAAGCCGTGGAACGGCACCTCGAAACGATCGTGCGCAACTTCAAGGGCATGTACGACCCGGAGCGTCACGTATGACCGCCCCCCTTGCCGAGACCGGGGCACCTGAGAACGGGAAGGCGTATCCGATGGACCGGTTGACCTTCGTCGCGTTCGTGCCCGCCAGTGCCGTCAGCCACGCGCGTGCCTGGTGGTTGAAGCTGCTGGCACCCAGCGCCCGCCATTGCCTGGTTGTCCAGGCCTATGGTCCGGGGGTCACCGGGGTGATGAACCACGCCGGCACCGCACTGCAGATGATGATGCTTGAGGAACCGCCCGAGCAGGTGCTTCGCCGGCTGCTGGCGGCCGGTGGGCGCATCCTGGTGATGCAGCGGCCGACTGCGGCGCCGAAGCCGGCTCTGCGGCCGATTATGAGCTGCGTGGAAGTCTGCAAAGCCATGCTGCAGATCACGGCTTGGTGGGTGCTGACGCCAGCCCAGCTCGAGCGGCATTTGCGGAAGCTCGGCGCCAATCAGCTGATCGTCGCGCCGGAGGCAGCATGAGCGGCCTGGTCAACGGCCTGTTCGGGAAGCCGAAAGCCGACCCCGCCCAGCAGGCCCTGATCGCGCAGCAGCAGGCCACGCTGGACGCACAGAGCCAGTCGATCGAGGCGGAGAAGCAGCGCCTGGCCAATGCCGAGGCGGCGGAGACGGCGGCCCGTGCCGCCCGCCAGGGCCGCAACGCGGGGCGTGCGCTGCTGCTGGACGACGAGCTGGGGGTGACGGACAGCGCCACCCCGCTGCAGAAGAACCTGGGGAGCTGACATGCCAAGCGATGTCGATGCCCTGCTGAAGCGTGCCGAGAAGGCCGAGGCCCAGCGCCTCGCCTTCAGCGGGCTGATGCGCGAGTGCTACGCCTATGCCATGCCGGAGCGTGACGGCTGGAACAGCTACGGCATTGGCGAGAACCGCCATGTCAGGATTTACGACAGCACCGCCGTCCTGGCGGTGCCGCGCTTCGCCAACCGCGTGCAACAGGCCCTGTTCCCGGCGCAGCAGCGATGGAGCGGGCTGCGCACCCCGCCCGAGCTGGACGCGGAAGAGGACCTGCAGGATGCCCAGCAGGCGCTTGAATCCGCTGTGGACATCATCTTCCAGCACATTCACGCCAGCAACTTCGACGTTGTGGTCAATGAATGGGCCCAGGAACTTTGCGCCGGCACCGCCTGCATGCTGATCGAGAACGGACGCCTGTCGAGCAAGCGCCGGCGGGCGCCGCTGCTGCGCTTCCAGGCGGTGCCTTCCGGCCAGATCGGGCTGGAGGAAGGCCCGTTCGGTGTGGTGGAGAACGTCTTTCTTCAGCAGCGGATGCCCGCGAAGCTGGTGACCCGCACCTACCCCGATGCGGACATCCCGGCCGAGCTGGCCAAGCTGACGAGCGACAATCCAGACGAGGAAGTCGAGCTGGTGCAATGCACCACCTATGACGCCGACAACGATGAATTCGTCTTCGAGGTGGTCTGGAAAGCCCAGAAGAAGATCCTGCTCGAGCGCCGTTATCGCACCATGCCATGGGTGGTGACACGCTGGACCAAGGCGCCCGGCGAGATCTATGGCCGGGGGCCGCTGACCCAGGTGCTGGCCGATGTCCGGGTGGTGAACAAGCTGGTCGAGCTGGGGATGAAGACCGGCTCGATTGCCGCCGCCGGCGTCTGGACCGCGATCGACGACGGCGTGTTGAACGCGGCGAATGTGGTGCTTCGACCTGGAGCCGTCATCCCGGTTCGCAGCAACGGCGGCCCCATGGGTCCGAGCCTTAAGGCGCTGGAATTTCCCGGGAGCTACAGCCTGAATGAGGCCCTGCAGGAACGCCTGATTGCCCGCATCCGCTTCGGCCTGTTCGATGATCCGCTGCCGCCGGAGATTCAACCGAATGTGACGGCCACCGAAATCGCCGAGCGCGTGCGGCGGTTCCAGGCCGATACAGGTGCATTCGGGCGGCTGAATACAGAAGCGGTCAATCCGGTGATCCTGCGCGTGGTGGACGTGCTGGAAGAGGCCGGGATGTTTGCCAAGTTGCCCTTCGGTAAGCTGATGGAAGCCCTGCTCGAGCAGTCCATTCGGGTGCATCCCGTCTCGCCGCTGTCCCAGGCGCAGGACCAGGCCGACGCATCTGCGGTCGTGGGCTTCATCGGCGATGTGGCGAAGCTCGGCGATGTCGGTGCGCCGCTGCTGCGCACCGGCATCAGCATGGAGCGTGCCGGGCCTTTCCTCGCTCAGAAGCGCGGCGTGCCCGCGCACCTGGTGCCGACCAAGGCTGAACTGCAGGCCCAGGCCGAGGCCGACCAGAAGGCAGCCATGGAAAAGCAGATGCTGACGAGCCCCGCCGTGGCGCAGCTCGCCGGCGCAGCCGGCCGCGCCATGACCGAGAAACCCCAGGCAGCGGAGCCGATGACGCCATGAGCGACAGTGGAAACTGGAACCCTTTCACTGACAGCCTGCCCAGGTCGGCGAGTGACCCGCAGGCGGCCCGCCAGCTCGAGGACAAGCGGCAGCTCGCCCGTGTCACCTTCAGCACCCCGGCCGGCCGCCGCTTTCTCGAGCTGCTGCGGCAAGAAGAGGATCGCCCCAGCTATCAGCCCGGCGACACCTTCGACGCCGTGGCCTTCCGCGAAGGGCGCAAATCCGTCCTTCGCGACATCGACACCCTGCTGACCGCCCCCGAACAGGAGCCCGCCTGATGTTCATCCGCCGCCCCGTGCCGGTCTTCGCCGCCGACAATGACGGAGGCGCCGGTGATGGCACCCCGCCGCCGGCCGACACCACCAATCCGCCCGCGAACGGCGACACCGCCGGCCAGGATCAGGAAGACGATGAGGACCTGTTCGGCGCCGCCGATCAGGATGCCCCGATCACGAAAGACAAGGACGGCAAGCCGGTGAAGCCGGACTGGCTGGGGGCCGAGTTCTGGGACGCCGAGAAGGGAGAACCCCGGCTGCAGAGCCTCGCCAAGAGCCAGCAGGATCTGCGCAAGCAGATCTCCGGTGGTGCCCATAAGCCGCCCCAGGACGCGACCGGCTACACCCTGCCCAAGGTCGAGGGGATGCCCGAGGGCCTGATCGGAGGGAAGGATGACCCCGTGTGGAAGGGCGTCACGGAAGCCGCGCTGAAAGCGGGGATGTCGGTGCAGCAACTGCAGCTGGTGGCACAGCCATTCCTCGCTGCCGCCATGGCTAAGTTGAAAGACGCGCCGGCGGCAATGACCGCGGAGCAAGAGAAGGCCGCTCGTAACGAGGCGCGGCAGGCGGAGCTGACGAAGCTCGGGCCAAACGGCGCCGCCTATGTTCGCGATGTCGGGGGCTGGATGGCCGGCCTGCAGTCGCGTGGGCTGATCACCGCCGACGAGCTAAAGGCGCTGCGCAGCATCAGCACGGCCGACGGCATCCGCGCCCTTGGCAAGCTACGCGAGCTGTCGGGGGATAAGGCGATTCCTGTCGATGCCCTGAGCGATGGGGGCACGATCGAGGATGCCAAGCGCATGATGACCGAGGGCTATGCCAACAAGGACGACGCCATGGTGAAAAAGGCGCGCACCATGCTGGAACGCTTCGAAGCGGCCGGCGCGCTTCGGCAATAATGCCTTGACACGGCGCGGAGCTTAGGATTTTGCTCCGCGCCAGGCGTGCGCCATTTGGCGCTTCCCTTGGCCCCCCGGGAAGACGGGGCGGATGAGGCGCCCCGCCGCGAGGGGGCGAAGTGGCCGACCCGGTGCGGGGCATATCGAGGCAGCGCCCAGCGCCGCCGCCGACCCCATAGACGCCCTGGCATATCGGACCTGCGAACAAGCGACAAACAGCCTGTTTCAGGAGCCTCCGCTGCCATGAGCACCGGATTGACCACGGTCCAACGGATCGAGTTCGACAGCCAGGTTAAGGCTGCGTATCAGAAAGGCGGCCTGCTGCGCCGCTATGTGCGGGTCAAGAGCAACGTCGTCGGGGCCACCGCCCGCTTCCGGCGTTCCGGCAAGGGCATGGCCACCAGGCGCATCCCGCAGACCGACGTGGTGCCGATGGGCAGCCAGTATGCCGAAATCCCCTGCACCCTCGAGGACTGGAACGCCCCGGAATACACCGATGTCTTCGACCAGGCGAAGACCGACGTGCAGGAACGCGGCATCGTCGCCAACAACATCGCCAAGGCGATCGGGCGCCGCGAAGATCAGCTGATCCTGGACGCCCTCGACGCGGCGAACGCCTCCGCCAACATCGTGCACGCGAGCGTGGGCATGACCTATGCGAAGGCGCTGCGGGCGATGTCGATCCTGGACGATCGCGGCGTCGAGCCGGAGAACCGCATCATGGCGATCTCTGCTCGGGCCAAGGAAGACCTGCTGAGCGACAACCGCTTCATCAGCACGGACTTCATCGAGGGCCGGTCGGTCGAAACGGGCCAGATCACCCGCCGCGTGCTGGGGTTCACCTGGGTTGTGATCGAGAGCCGCAACGAAGGCGGCCTCCCGATCGCGAGCAACATCCGCACCATGTACGCCTTCGACGGCCAGGCCATCGGCCTCGCGATCGGCATCGACATGCGGACCTCCGTGGACTGGATCGCCGAGAAGACCAGCTACCTCGCGAACGGGCTGTTCAGCGCGGGCGCCACCTACATCGATCCCGACGGCGTCGTCGAGATCCAGAGCCAGGAGCTCCCCGCGTAATGGCCTTCATCCGCAACAACCTGGCCCCCATCGGGGGCCAAGCCTCCCGCGCCGTGCGCGGCACCGGTGAGAGCGTCCGTGGCGCGCCCCAGATCTTCAGCTACCGGACGCAGGACGCGGCCGCAGTTGTCGATACGGCGGGCTATTTCAACAGCGCGCGCGACATCCTGATCGCCGGCGACATCATCCTGCGCGTCACGATCGACAGTGCCGGGGTGCCGCAGGCGGTCGGCTGGCACATCGTCATGGCCAGCCCGGTCAGCGGCAACGTGGATGTCTCAGACACCACGGCACTCTCCGTCACCAACACGGACTGAGCCTGATGAGGGGGCCTAGGCCCCCTCATCGCTTCATGCCGGGAGGGGGAGCCCGTGGAGCATCAGGACAGCCAGGCCAGGCGCATTTACGCCGACCGCCTGGCCGCGCAGGACCTTCTTTTCTGGGCTATCGGGGCGGTGCAGGCGCGACGCGAGAGCCTGCAACGGTCCGACAGCGTCAGCGGAAAACCCTGCACCGCGCTGGACATCATCCTGCATCTGGACCGGCTCCGCTCGCGGGGCCGGTTGACGCGCATTCATGACCAGCTGCTGGCCCGGTATGGCGCACGCTTCGTGTCGCCCGACCGCCACCATCCCGCCGAGCGGGCGCATGCCGAGGCGTGGGACCACATGCTGGACCTGCTGGCCCTCTCTCTTCGTCAGCGCGGCATCATCGGCAGGGAGGCCTTGGCCGCATGAACCTGCCCGCGGATATCGTTGTCGTCGATCCCTCGGGGGCGCCGTTCACCGACGGTGTGGACGCCTTCCTGTATGCGGCGGACAGCCAGGCCACCAGGCGCCAGGGCCTGCCCTTGCGCCGTGGCCGGCGCTTCCCTCGCCGGATGCTCTCGCCGGAACACGTCATCATCCTGCTGGCCGAGCAGTCTTTCAGCAGCGACAGCTGGGTCAGTCTCTATCGCTTCGGCCGCTGCGGCCATTTCCCCACCGATCTCGCGGAGCGGGCGCTTGTGCACGGCGCCATGGACGGCCTGACGGAACGACTGCGCCAGTTGGGCTGCATCACGGGCGAGGCGCCGCCCCATCGCATGGAGGCGGCCTGACATGGCTCTGCTTAAGACCCTCATCGTCGAAGAAACCGGGGTCCGCGTCGAATACTGGCGTGTGACCCATGCGCAGGCTGACTGGGGTGCTTGCGTTCTGGACGTGCAGTTGCACGGCTACCACAGCCAGGCCGCGCGGGAAGCCGATAAGAACCCCCTCAGCCGGCTCAATTTCCGCCTGCAGCTCGGTGCCTTCAACGAGGTGCCGACGCGCTCCGAGATCTACGGGGCTATTCGCGCACAGCCTGGCGCCGACGGCGAGGGTGCGGGTTGGTTCAGCGATGCGGAGGACATTTGATGCCCGAGCGCCTGCATGACCTGGCCTCGTTCCTGACCGAGTTCGCCGCAACCCTGGCCGCCGGAATGCTCGCCGGCATCTTCGGTGCCGTCGCCAGGCTCAGCCGTCAGACGAACCGGCGCTGCTCCCTGGCCCTGTTCTGGGAGTTGCCTTCTGGGTGCGCGCTGGGCACCGCCGGCATCGCCTTGGGCGGCGCGGTGGGGCTGAACCTCTATGGCCAGTTCCTCTGCGGCTTCGTCGCGGGCTTCGTTGGTGTCGCTGTCGTGCATGACATCGTGCAGGCCGCGATCAAGCACTACGTGCCTTGGCTCGCGCCGGTGCCGAAGCCTGGGGACCGCGAGCCATGAGCACCGATGCCGCCGTCGCCCTCTGCAACCAAGCGCTGCGCATGCTCGGGGAGGTGTCGATCACCTCCTTCGAGGAAGGAAGCGAGATCTCGGAAACCTGCAACATCCTGTATCCCGATGCCATGAAGGGGTTGCTCTGCAGCTACCCCTGGCGTTTCAGCATGGCAAAGCAGCGGCTTTCCCAGCTGCTCGAAAAGCCCATCAATGAGTGGACTTACGCGCACACCCTGCCGCCGCGCATGCTGCTTCTGCGGCAGCTCTTCGCGTCAGACGGCGCCTATGCCCAGCCCTTGCAGGAATACGAGCTCTTCGAGGGCCGGATTTACTCGCACCGCCCGGCGCTGTGGGCCGATTACCAGCAGGAAACCGACGCCGCCACCTGGCCGCCGCACTTCATTGACCTGGCGAAAAACGCCCTGGCGGCGCTGTTTGCGGTCGCGGTGACGGGCAGCACGACGGCCGCCGACCTCTATCACCGCCGTGCCTATGGCACGCCCCAGGAGGCCGGCGGCGGCGGGCTGATGCGCCAGGCGCGCAACCTGGACGCCCAGCAGCAGCCGCCCCAGGCCATCACCGACTTCCCCCTGATCGCGGCGCGCTACGGGCTCGGCTGACATGCGTCAGACCCGCGTGCCGCAAACCTCCTTCACCTCGGGCGAGTTGGACCCCCGACTGCTCGGGCGCATCGAGACGACGCGCTACTATTCCGGCGCCTCGTTGCTGCGGAACGTGCTGGTCATCCCGCAGGGCGGCGTGCGCCGGCGGCCAGGCATGCGCCACCTCAACATCCTGGGCAGCTTCGACCACGGTATCCGCTGCATCCCGTTCGCCTTCAACACCGAGCAAACCTACAATATCGCCCTTGTCGCGTTCGGTTTTCATGTCTGGCTGAACGACGGGACCTATCTCGGCAGCTACGGCGGCGCGCCGTGGAATGCGATCCAGGCGGCGCAGATGAATGTCGCGCAGTCGGCCGACACCCTGTTGCTGGTTCACCCCGACGTGCGCCCGCACCGCATCCGCCGGGGTAACTCGCACACCGCATGGAGCATCGACCCGATGCCCATGTCGAACATCCCCACCCATGATTTCGGCGCCGGCGCGGAAGCCGTCATTTCAGACACCCGTGGCTGGCCGGAGTGCGTCACTTTCCACCAGGGGCGCCTGTGGCTGGCGGGCTTTCGCTCGCGTCCCGCCTCCGCGATCGGCAGCGTCGTCGCCGACTTCTTCAACTTCGACCGGGGCACCGCCCTCGACGATCGGGCGATCTACATCACCATCGACAGCGACCAGGTCAATGCGATCTACCAGATCAGCAGCGGCCGGACGCTGCAGTTCTTCACCAGCGGCGCCGAGCATGCCGTGATGGTCGATCCCCCGATCACGCCGGCGAATGTCGCGGTCCAGGAACAGACCCGTCGGGGCATTCGGCGCTTCACCCGCCTGTGCGAGGTCGATGGCAGCACGATGTTTGTGCAGCGCGGCGGCGCCGCACTCCGCTCCTTCCTCTACGACAATGTCGAACAGGCGTTCAATTCCGACCTGCTCTCGCTGCTGGCCCCGCATCTAATCCGAGATCCTTGCGATGTCGCGGCGCGCAAGGGGGCCACCGGCGACGACGCGGACCACGTGCTGCTGGTGAACAACGACGGCACCGTCACCGTGCTGACCACGCTCCGCGCCCAGGAAGTGGCGGGGTTCAGCAGATGGGAGACCGATGGCGCCATCCGGTCCGTTGCCGCCCTGGCCAGCGGCGAGGTGTTCTTCGCGGTGTGCCGTGATGGCCAGATGCGCATGGAAATGTGGTCCGAAGCTCACAAGCTCGACGGCGCCGTAACCTTGCAGTCGGGAACGCCGATCGACGCCGTTCCTGATCTTGGCCACCTCGACGGCCGCCAAGTGGGGATGCTGCTCGATGGCGCCTGGCTGGGCACTGGCACCGTCACCGGTTCCGGCCTGCTGCTGCCACGCCGTGCCCGGGTGGCCGAGATCGGCTTGCGCTGGCAGCCCGAGGTCTCACCCATGCCCGTCGAGCCACGCGACCCCTCCGGCAACCTGATCGGGCGCCGGTGCCGAGCATCCAGGATCACAGCCCGCGTGCGGGATACCGGGCTGTTCGAGATCAACGGGCGGCCGGTGATCCTGCGCACAACGCGGACGCCGGTCGTGGAGCCGGCACAACTGCTCATGGAGGACGGCTTCGCGTTGCTGACGGAAGACGGGCAGCACCTGGTGGTGGGGGACATTCAGCCTGTGCTCGACCTGCCGCCCCCGGTGGTTTCGGGCGACATCACGCTGCAGGGCCTGCTGGGCTGGCGCACGCAGCACATCATCAAGATCAGCCAGCCGGTGCCCGGGCCTTTCACGCTGCTGGCCCTCTCCTTGCAGATCAGCATCGGCGAATGATTGGGAGCATCGCCATGGGTTTCATCCTCGGCAACATGGTGCCGATCGGCGCACCCGGCATCCGTGCCATCAGGGGCACCGGTGAAGACGTGCGCGGCGCACCTCAGCTCTTCGCTTACCGCACGCAGGACACGGCCGAAGCAGTCCAGCAATCCGGCTATTTCCGCGATGCGCGGTCCTTCATCGTCGCCGGCGACATCATACTGCGGGTGACGATCGACGGCGCCGGCGTGCCGCAAAGCGCCGGCTGGCATGTCGTCATGGTCTCGGAGATCACCGGCACCGTCGATGTAGCGGACCCCACCACCCTGTCATTCGGCGGCCCCGCCTACCTCAACATGGAAGACGGCTTCGCCCTGCTGACCGAGGACGGCTTCGGCCTGCTTCTTGAATAGGAGGTTCCCTTGACCGGAGTTGTCGAAGTCATCGTCTCCGCTGCCTCGGCGGCCGCCAGTGCCGTTGGAAGCGCAGCGAGCGCCGTGGGGGGCGCGTTCAGCGCCATTAGCCCCTTCGTCTCAGGCGGCCTGGCACTGACCAGTGCCGCCAGCCAGATCGTGAGCGGCCGCCAGCAGGCGGCAAGTCAGCAGCTCCAGGCCCAACAGGCGCTGATCCAGGGACGTAGCGAGCAGCTTCGCGGCGAGGAAAGCGTGAACCAGGTCCGTGAGCAGATGCTGAAGACGCTTGCGGCGCAGAACGCCCGCTATGGCGCCGCCGGCGTTGTGCTGGACGACGGCACCCCCACCACCATGGCGAACGCGACCACCTATGAGGCCGACAGGCAGACGCGAATTCTGCGCGGGAACGCCAGCATGGCCGGCACCCAGGCGACACAGCGGTCCCTGCTGCTGCAGGACCAAGCCGAGGCGACCCAGACGGCCGGTGTGATCGGCGCGGCCGGCAGCCTTTTCAACTGGCTGGACCGCACAAGCGCCCGCAGTGCCGGCACCGTGAAGTCGCCTTCTAGCAGCAGGATCGAGTAGCCCATGGCGCGCGCCCCCGTCACCCGTCAGGCCGCCCCTACCCTCGACCTGTCCGTTCTGCCCGATCGCGCCGGCAACCTCGAGCTGCCGCGCGGCGGTGCCGGCGTGGCCGCCGCCAGCTTCTCGGCCGTCGTCAATCAGGTGCTCGAGCGGCGCCAGGATCGCGCGGACAGGGCCGCCGTGGAAGAGGCCTCCGCCGCCGGTGCCGAGGCCGGTAACGCGGCGCCAGGCACCGAAATGGAAGGGGGCGGCGCCCTCTACCGTGACGCCTACAATCGGGCTGCCATGGACGCCGGCAGCCGCCGCCTGGAGATCTCTGCGCGCGACGAGCTCGACCGTCTTGCTCGGGAGCATGAAGCCGACCCCGATGCCTTCAGCCGGGCCGCCTCCGCTCTCCGCGACGGCATGGCGGGCAGCATGCCTCAAGGCATGCGTGCCCGCTTCTCGGCCGGCTGGGACATCTTGGCCCGGCCGGCGTTCAATCAGATCCTCGCGGCGCAGCGGCAGCGCACCGGCGAACAGGCGATCGCGTCCTACAACGAGGTCCTTCCGCGTCGCTTCGCAAGCATTGACCGGCTCGGCCGCGCCTCCATCCGCGACCCGGCGGCCGCTCAGGCGCTGCGCATGGAGGAATCCTCCGCTCTCGAGGACCTGGTCAGGTTGGGACCGCGCAGCGCGTTCACCTTTGCCGGCCGGGAATATGCCGCCGACCCGACCCGTAGCGGCGCCCTGACCCTTCCGGAAATGGTGCGCCAGCGCCAGCAGATCGAGGAACGCGGCCTCGTGGCGACGGCCATGGGCGCCTTCGAGGCCGGGCCGCGCACCGAGAGCTGGGTAAACGAGTGGTCGCGCCGGGAGCTGTCGCGCGAGGGGTCCGGCCTTACGCCCGAGCTGGTGCGACGCATCGAGCGGGAGATGCGCAGCGAGGTGGCCCGCTTGTCCGCGCTGCGCACCGAGGGCCAAGGCCGCGCCTGGGCTGGCCTGCAGGACCGCCTGACCGCGAACGCCGCCAGCGTGCAACTTACCGGCCGGGAAACCGACCGGATCACCGATCAGCAGTTCCTGGCTGCCGGGCGTAGTCCGGAATGGATCGCCCAATATCGGCGGCGCGTAGAGTTTGGCCAGCACGCCTTTGCAGTCCGCCAGGAGATCTCGCAGGCCACGCCCGACCAGCTCGAGCAAATCCGCGCCAGGCTTCTGCCCGGCGGAGATCTCTTTCGGCTCAACCCGGAGGGGGCGGTTGGCCTGGCCGGCACGCTGGACCAGCGCCGCCAGGGGGTGGCACGGAGCACCTTCAACGATGCCGTCGCCGATGCCAGAGCCCAGGCCGCCGCCGGCGACGGCACGCCGGCCCCACGGCTCACCCCTGAGCAGGCCGCGCAAGCTGGCGTGCCTCCCGAACAGCTCGAGGCGACGAACCGCGGCATCGGCGTCACCGAGGATCAGGCACGTCTGCGCCAGCTCGGAGCGACCGGCACCCCCGAAGAGATTGAGGCGGCCCGCCGCTCCATGCCCATCACCGGGCCGGAGGCGGCGGAAAACGCGCTTCGGTTCCAGGCCCTGCAGCAGGGCGTCCAGGCTCGCCTGCAGGCCGCAGAGCGGCCCGGCGACTATGTGCAGCAGAACTTCCCCGTCGTGCGTGAGAGCTGGCAGCAGGCCCTTGAGGACCCCGGCCGCACCGCGACGGCGATCGCTGCCACGCTGGACGCCCAGGAGAGGCTGGGCATCCCCACGGCGCAGCGCGTCCCGGTGCCGACAGCCATCGCCCAGCAGCTGGTCCAGCGCGTCGCCTCTGTGGCATCCGATCCGGAGCGCCTGCAGCTGCTGCAGCGCCTAACCGCCGGCATCCCTGATGCGGCTGCACGGGCGCAGGTGCTGACCGCGATGCGCGGCGCGGGCCTCGGCCAGAACCTGTATGTCGCTGCCGCCCTGCAGCCGCGCACCGGCGAAGTGATCGCCGGTCGGGTCGCGACCGAGCTGGCCACGGATGTGCAGCGCCTGCCCCTGCAGGAGACCGAACGCAGGGCGATCCGCGACACCGTGGACGGCATCTGGGAAGACGATGACCGCCTAGGCGGACTTCGTGCTGCCCAGTACCAGGCCACCGGCAGCGCAGCATTCCTGACCTTGGGAGAGCAGGAACGCGGCCTGCTGCGGCATCTTGGCCAGGTGCGCGGTGCGCCAAGTGCCAGCCTCGGCACAGCCGAAGCCAGGCGCGCTTATGACCAACTTTACGGCGGGCGGGTCATCATCAACGAGGAATCGCGCGGTGTCGTGGTCCACGCCCCCGAGGGCACAGACCCCCGGCGGCTGATAGCGGGCCTGACCCGCCTGGCATCCGATACCATCACCGCCAGGCTCGGCACCGATCCGCAGACCGCGAGCCAGCGGGAGGCTCTGCGGCAGCAGGCCATATGGGCCAACGACGGCGCCGGCGGCTTCGCCCTCTATGCCCGTGGCTCTGGCGCTTACATCAACGGTGCCGATGGCCGCCCGCTCGTTGTCAGCCGGGAACAGGCCCTGGCTGCAGCCGATCTCCCCGCCGCCGGGATGCCGCCGGCGCGTCAGGCCAGCCCCGAGGAAATAGAGCGCCGGCGCCTGCAGCGTGATCCGACCAGGCCGACGGCGCCCCGCATGCCCTTCTCCCGCGCTGTCAGGCCCGACGAATGAGCGACCTTCCTTTCCCGGAACCCACCGCAACGGGCGAGACGGCAATGGGCCTCTCGCCCCAAGGCATGGCCGACAGCATCGGCGCCTTCCGCACGCCCCTCGGCCAGTTCCTCGGAGCCAGCGTAGAGGAAGGCTGGTGGCAAAGCGTCGGTGGGCAGATCCTCGCACGGGGGCGCGTGCATCGTGCCGAGCAGATCGCGCCTGAAGAGGACCTGGCGCCGCTCGATCAGGATTCTTGGCGAGCGAGTGAATGGTTCCGCGAGGGCCTGCCTTATCGGCAGGGCATGACGCGCGCCGGTGCCCGCACGCTGGCCGAGATCAACGACGAGCTGCGCGCCCGTCAGTTCCTGCTGCGACAGGGCAACGACAGCTGGGGGCGCACCGCCCTCAGCTTCGGCGCCGGTGTCGTGGGCGGGCTCGCCAGCCCCGAGAATTATATCCCCTTCGCAGGCCCTGCCATGAACGTCGCCCGCGCAGGGCGTTTCGGCGTC